TAAAATTAAGGCTGAAACAGATGCGAAGCTGGCTGCTATGCAAGAGCAGATGTCAGCGCTACTTGCGGCTGTTGCGAAACCTAAAACACGCAAACCGAAAGTAGTAGAGGCCTAATATGTCCCAAACGATGCTTCAAATGGTGCAACAGACGGCAGCCGAGCTAAACTTGGCTGTACCTTCTTATGTAATCGGCAACACTTCTCAAGATGTCCAGCAAATTTTGGCGCTTATGAATGGTGCTGGTTATGACTTGCTTAAAGAATATGATTGGCAAGCCCTCCAGGTGCAGTATCGTTTCTACACACAGTCTTTAACCGCCAATGCCACAACTGTTAATGGTTCTGCTACATTAACTTTTGAGGCTGGCACAGATTTAAGCAATGTTACAAGCCAATGGCAATTGTCAGGCTATAACATTCCGCAAGACACTTATGTAGTGTCCGCAAATAACACTACAAAAGTAGTCATTATGAGCCAAGTGGCTACAGGCAGCGCTACACAGTCAGTTGTATGCGCCCAAACCGCTTATGACCTTCCTGATGACTTTGAAACCATTACAGACCGCACCCATTGGGACAAAACAAAGCATTGGGAAATGTTAGGGCCAGAAGATGCCCAACAATGGCAATGGTTAAAGTCTGGTTATATTTCTACCGGCCCACGAGTACGCTGGAGAATATTAGACAACCAATTCCAAATTTGGCCTATTATGAATACCCAAGAGTATTTGGGTTGGGAATACAGAAGCAAAGGCTGGGCAAGAGATGTAGATGGTGCAGTTAAAAATAGCTTTACTGCCGACTCAGACACCACCGTTTTAGATGACCGCCTAATGGTTTTGTTTACCAAAATGAAATATTGGGGCATTAAAGGGTTTGACACTACTGTTGTTTCACAAGACTATCAGCGTGTATTAACTATTGCTAAAGCCAATGACAAAGGTGCGCCTAATCTTAGCTTTGCTCCTTACCCAAGTAAGGTGCTTATTGGTTACGCTAACATTCCAGACACAGGCTATGGCTCATAATGCTCTTACAGCGCCCAAAACAAAATACTGCTAAAACAGCCTCTGTACCAGCGCCTATTGGCGGTTGGAATGCTAGGGATTCCCTTGCAAACATGAGTCCAACAGACGCTGTACAACTTGTAAACTGGTTTCCTACGCCTACCGATGTCACCATGCGTAAGGGCTATACAGTAGTGTCTATTTTGACGACTTCTACTGGAGTTAAAAGTATTTCTAGCATTACTAGCGTTAATTCTACTGCTACCTTAACTACTGCTACGGCTCATGGTTTAACTACAGGCGCTTATGTTTCTATTAGCGGCACAACCCCTGCGGCTTATAGTGGCGTATTTAAAATTACAGTAACTAGCACTACAACCTTTACTTATACAACTTTAACCGTACCTTCAGGTAGCGCAACTGTAGTAGGAACATATTTAAATCAAGCCACAACGCCTATTAATTCGCTAATGAATTACACAAAGACTGTAAGTTATAGTCTTTTTGGCGCTGCTGGTACAGATATTTGGGACACAAAACCAAGTCCAGCAGTTAAAGTATTTAGCGGTATTTCTAGCGATAAATTACAGTTTGTCAATTTAACTAATACCGCAGGACACTTTTTAGTTGCTTGTAATGGTGTAGACCCTGTAATGATTTATGACGGTAGCGCATGGTTTTATGTAGCTACAACAACAACTGCCGCCACAATTAGCTCAATTACCCATGTAGGCGCTGTAGCTACTTTAACTACTGCTACTGCTCATGGCCTTGTAACAAACAATAGAGTAACTATTTCAGGTGCAAGCTCTAGCGAATATAATGGCACTTATGTCATTACAGTAACAGGGGCAAACACCTTTACTTACACAATGGCTTCAACGCCTGCTCTTAATGCTACAGTAGTAGGAACTTATAGCGTTATTGGTATTACTGGTGTGGACTCAAGCACCTTTATTAATGTCAATTTATTTAAAAACCGCCTATATTTCACGCAAAAAAACACCCTTAGCTGTTGGTATTTAGATGTCAACTCTATTGGCGGTACTGCAAACCCATTATATTTTGGCGGCATTGCACGAAATGGTGGTTATTTACAAGCAATGGGTACTTGGACACTTGACGCTGGTCAAGGTGCTGACGACTATGCTGTGTTTGTAACCAGTATGGGCGAGGTTATTGTTTATAACGGCACAGACCCTACTTCAGCTACTACATGGGCATTAAAAGGCGTTTGGCAATTAGGTCAAACCTTTGCAAGAAAATGCTTTTTTAAATGGTCAGGCGACCTTTTATTGTTAACCCAAGATGGTCTTGTGCCTTTGGCTTCTGCATTGCAGTCAAGCCGCCTAGACCCTCGAGTAAACCTTACTGACAAGATTTACTACCCAATTAGTATTGCAGCAACCAATTATTTTGCTAATTTTGGTTGGCAAATTAATTATTATGCTTCTGAAAATATGCTTATATTGAACATTCCTGTAACTGATGGAATGGAACAATATGTCATGCACACCATTACTAAGTCATGGGCTAGATTTACAGGTATTCAGTCTTATTGCTGGGAAGTTTCAGGCGATAACGATATGCACTTTGGTGGTAATGGCATTGTAGCTACTTTTTATAGCGCCTTGTCTGACGATGGTTCAAATATTACTGCAACTGCACAACAAGCCTATAGTTATTTTGACAACCCAGGACAATTAAAACGGTTTACTTTAGTGCGCCCTATTCTTCAGTCTACTGGTGGTGTACCAAGCGTTTTATGCGGTATTAGCGTGGATTTTGACACTCAGTCTCAATTAGGCGCTGTGTCATTTAACCCTGCCGCACAAAGCGAAGGTATTTGGGACACCGCAAAATGGGATGGCAATATATGGTCTGGTGGACTGATTACCACTAAAATTTGGCAAGGCGTTACAGGAATAGGCTATACAGGCTCTGTAAACTTAAATGCTGCCAGCCGAGGAATTGAATTGCATTGGGCTTCTACCGATTATGTTATGGAGTCCGGAGGAGTTGTTTGATATTACTTAATGAGCAAAGTCTTAAGGATTGGGCTATTAAACATCAAATGCCCATTTCAGACGATGCACATTATTTAGGTCAAGTATTAGACGGCAAAATTCGAGCAGTAGTAGTGTATTGTGGTTTTTTTGGTAAATCTTGCATGATTCATGTAGGGTCAGAAGGGCAGCATTGGGCAACCAAAGACTTTCTCAAAAAGGTCTTTGATTACCCATTTAACACATTGAAATTAAAGGTTATAATTGGCACAGTTGCAGGCAGCAATACAAAAGCCCTAAGACTAGACCGACACCTTGGTTTCAAAGATGTTGCCACTATTCCTGACGCACATAATGATGGGGATTTGGTAATTTTAGAAATGCGCCCAGAATATTGTAAATGGGTATAGGAGAAGGTTATGGGAGCAGGAGCATCAATTCAAGCGCCAACATCTGCTGGTAATCCAACAGGTACAGCAGTACCAATGGCACAAAATTTGTCTACTATAGGGACTGGGCAAACAACCAATCCTTTTCAGGCTTCGTCTAACCCTTATGTTCAAGCGGCACAAGCTACCACTTTAGGTAATTTGGCAGGAGCGCAAAATGCTACTCAAGCCAACCGAATTAACCAAAACACTCCTTATGGGTCATTAAACTACACTCAAAGCGTAGACCAATATGGAAACCCTACTTGGACTGCTAACCAGCAATTAAGTCAGCCTTTACAAGACCTTACAAATACTTCATTACAAGGCTTGCAACAAAGTTTGCAAAACCCTATGTATGGTATTAACCCTGGTCAAACATATAGCGATGCCATTATGCAGCGCTTACAGCCACAAATGGCGCAACAAAAAGAAATGCAAGACGCACAATTGGCTAACCAAGGTATTGTCCCTGGCACACAGGCTTATGACAATGCTATGCGTACATTTAACCAGCAACAAAACGACTTGCTAACTAGCTCACAAATTCAAGGCATGAATACAGGTTTGCAAGCACAGCAATTACAAAACCAACAAGCTGCCAATATTAAATTTTTGGGTGCTCCTAATTATGTAAACCCATACACTCAAGCTGCGGTCGCAGGCCCTGATTACCTTGGTGCTTACACAACAGGTCAAGCTGCAAATATTGCCGCACAAAATGCTAATAATGCTAAAGCTGCAAACTTGCAAAGTGGCTTGTTTGGACTAGGTTCAAGCGCTCTTTTAGGTGGTGGCGGTGTTGGTGGTTTAATTGGTTTAGGTTCTCAAGCAGCTAGTGGATTAAGCAATTTATTTAATAGCAACCCTGGAATGATGGGAATTGGACAAACACCAAATTGGGTAAATCCTTATCAATATTATGACCCTACTGGTGGACTTGGTGGCGGTACTGGCTTGTCTGGCATTGAATAAAACATATTAATTATGAGTTTTTACGACACTCCTTACGATGTTCGTTTTTCTGAGCCTGAAAAGGCTCTAAATCCGCTTGAGCGCAATGTTACTGCTAGATTAGCGGTTAATCCAAACGCAAATACAAGTTCTAGTGGGCCACAATTTTACCAAGACTCTGAAGGAAATTGGTATACGGATGCGAATTCAATTGGTGTTAATGTTATGCAAGCTGCAATGGGGCAAGCCCCAAAAGAAATACAGGATATTTACAACCAATATGGAGAAGGAGTTACTAGATACACTCCTTATTTATCTAAACAAGATTTTCAAAGCGACCCTAACCTTGAATATGTTGGAATAACAGACCCAGAAAGCGCAAAAGAACTTGTAGATTTAAAAAATACTGACCCAAAACAATATGCAAGTAGAATGGCATCATTTCTTAGTGATATGGCTTTTAGTGGTTGGGCGCAAAATAGAAATGTTGACGATGTATTAAATCGTTTAGAAACATATAAAGACACAAACCCTGACGCTTATTACAGCGCTTATCTTTCCCTTAAAGGTAAAGAAATGGGTTGGAATGCTGGCAATAATGCAGCAGACAGAAATGCGCCAATGCAACAAGAAATTAAAAGTGTTGCAAAAGATGCTATTCAGTCTGGTTTAAATCCTAACCAAATTAATTCTATTGTTAGCAAAAACTTTGGAGATTACAGTAATGTTGCAGCAAGAACTAATGCTGTAAATGCTGCTTCAGGTGGTGGTGGATTTAATTTTGGCACAGATATGTTGCCAGGCTTAATGTTGGTTGGTAGTGCATTATTAGGTGCTGGTGCTGCTGATTATTTAGCTACAGGTGCTGAAGCTGCAAATGCTGCATCAACTACAGGAGAGGCTTTAGGTTCTACAGGTTTTACACCTGTTGATGGCGCTTCTTTTTCTATAGACCCTAATGCAACTTATTCAGCAGGCACAAATACTGCTTTTAATGCAGCAAATATTAGTTCAAACCCAGTTACACAGTCAATGGTTGACTTTGCTAATGCAAGCCCTGACCCAATTCAAGCAATGTCTGAAATGCAAAACATGACTCCAAATGAGCTTGCTAATGCTTTAGGGCCAGGCGCAGGCTCTGCAAGCACGCCTATTGCTGATACTTACAATAGTGCTAATCGTCTTAAAAACCTTGCTCAAGCGTTGCAATCCGGCTCAAAAGCTGTTGGTGCTGCTAGTGGAACAAGTGGAACAACAAGTGGCGCACAACAATTAGCGCAAACCACTACAATTCCGCAACAACAATTTGGCGGTTTGTATGAAATGAATAAAAACCCATTTACATTTCAAAATCCTTTGGCAAACGCTTTAGCAGCAAATAAACCAACAACAGGATTAGATGTTTCTGGCACTAGCGGTCAAGCATTAAATACACAAAACCAAACAGCAAACTTACTTAGAATGTTCGGATAGGAATTAAAATGGCACTTACACCAGAACAACAAGCATTAGACTTTAACCCTGAATTACAGGATGTTAGCCGCCAAAGAAAACTGGCTGATTTGTTAATGTCACAAGGTATGCAACAACCACAAGGTCAAATGATTAGTGGTCATTATGTAGCACCTAGCTTTGCACAACAACTAAACCCTATTGCTAACATATTAGCAGGACAAGCTGTTGGTGAAAGAGCAGATGTTAAACAGGCTGAAATGGCTGCTGCTTTACGCACACAAGGCGATGCTGCCGCTAAAGATGTTTTGGACACATATAAACAAAGCCCACAAGCAGCATTGGCTAAAGCCAGTCAGTTGCAACAATACCCACAAGTTAAAGTTTTATTGCATCAATTGGCTAAAACTGCTATTTCTGAGCCACCTACTTCTATGCAAGAATTTCAAGGCGCACAACAAAACCCAGCTTATGCAGAATTTTTGCAACAATCTCAACGAAATAAAGGTACAAATATTAGCGTCAATACTGGTCAACATGGTTTTGACAATGCGCTTAAATTGCGTACTGACTTTAGGGCAGAACCTATTTATAAAGGTTTTGAAGAAACTAAAGCAGCAAAATTGCAAATTGACCAAGCCGCAAAAATGGCTTCCCCTGCTGGTGACTTAGCTGCCGCAACTAAAGTAATGAAAATTTTAGACCCAGGTTCAGTAGTGCGTGAGTCTGAATTAGGCATGGCAATGGCCGCTACTGGCGTAGAAGATAAAGTTAAAAATTATGCCAATTTGGTTATTACAGGTCAAAAATTAACGCCAGCACAACGCAAAGACTTTGTTGATTTAAGTGACAAACTTTACAATGCTGCTGCTGGACAATTTAACCAAAAACGCAATGAATATGCTGGTATTGCAGAGCGAAATAAATTAGATGTAGAAGCTGCTGTAGGCGCACCTGCCGATATTAAAACTAAACAATTAACACCGCAAGACCAACAAGCATTGCAATGGGCTAATTCAAACCCAAATGACCCAAGAGCAACACAAATTAAGAAAAAATTAGGAATTCAATAATGGCATTTGACCCTGATAAATATTTGGAGGCATCAGCCCCATTTGACCCAAACGCTTATTTGCAAGCTGACCAAACAATGCCAGCTTCTGCAAATGCTTTTGGCGAAACTAGTGGTGGCGCTGCATTAGGTCGCCCAATAAATAGAGGTCAATTAAATGTGCAAGCAAAGCCACGACCATTAGAGTCTGCTATGGCTGCTTTTACAAAGTCCATGATAGATGTGCCATTAGGCGCTGCACAATTAGCTACTGGTGGTAATTTAGGTACAAGCGAATTGGCACAAAAACTTGGAAAACAAGCAGAGCCATACCAACAAGAAAACCCAATTCCTTATGGTATTGGTCGTGTTGCTGGTGCTGTAGCCCCTGCTGTGGGCGCTGCAAATGTAATTGGTCAAATTCCTTCTTTTGCTAAAGCCGCTCCACTTGCACAAAATTTAGGAATGGGTGCAGCATTAGGCGCTATGACGCCTGAAGAAACAGGTAAAACTGGCGCAGAGTTATATAAAGAGCAAGCAAAACAAGGGCTTATTGGTGGCACATTAGGCGCTGCTTTAACTCCATTACAAAAACTTGCTGGCGTATTGCGTGGCCCTGAGCAAACTTCTCAAATGGCTGGCGCAGTAGAAAAAGCTAGAAGCGCTGGCTATGTAATTCCTCCTACACAAGCTAATGAGTCTATTGTTAATCGTGTCTTAGAGGGTACTGCTGGCAAAATAAGCACAGCGCAAAATGCTTCAGCTAAAAACCAGGCTGTTACTCATAAATTAGTAGCAAAAGCTATTGGTTTACCAGAAGAAGAAGTAATTTCACCAGCAATATTAAAAGACATTCGCACACAAGCTGGTGAGGCTTATGATGCTTTGGCAAGTTTGCCAGTAAAGCCTGCGGTATTACCAAGCTCTGTAATGAATAGGGCTGGCACACCTGAAATAGACCCTAAAAAAATGGTCTATGATATGCGTCTTTTAAGAAATAATGCTGATGGTTATTTTGAGGCATACAAACGCTCTGCTGACCCAGAACAACTTACAAAAGCAAACCAAGCTAGGTCTGCTGCATTACAAATTGAAACAACTTTAGAAGACTACGCAAAAAGTTTAGGCAAAGACGAATTATTGCCAGCTTTGCGTGATGCTCGTCAATTAATGGCTAAAACATATACCATTGAAAAAGCATTAAACCCTGTGTCTGGTACTGTAGACGCAAAAGCATTAGCTAGAGAATTGAAAAAAGGCAAGCCATTAACAGAAGAATTAAAAACTGTTGCTGAATTTGCCGCACAATTTCCTAAAGCTGCTCAAACAACTGAAATTATGGGTAGTAGACCGCAAATTAGCCCTGTAGATGTTGGCGTTGCTGGTATTGCTTCTGCTATTACAAACCCTAAAGCATTGGCAGCATTGGCTGTTAGACCAGCCGCAAGAGCAGCAGCATTGTCTAGCCCTGTGCAAAACAGATTAGTACAAGGACAAATTACGCCAGAACAAGCAAATTTAGCTAAAATTCTAATGTTGCAAGGCGGTATTCCTGTTACAAATTATGTATTAAAAGGAAAAGAAAATGAGTAGAAACGGAAGCGGTACATATACCCTACCTGCTGGTAACCCAGTAGTAACAGGCACAACTATTACAAGTAGTTGGGCTAACACAACAATGCAAAACATTGCTGATGGACTTACTCAGTCAGTAGCTTCAGATGGCCAAACACCTATGTCTGGTGCTTTGAATATGGCTACTAATAAAATTACTAGCTTAGGAACTCCTACTCTTTCTACAGACGCAGTTACTAAGGCTTATGCTGACGCTTTAATTGCTGGTGGTAGTACAGGTGTATTTACTAGCGTTACAGACTCTGGGCTTACAACAGGTCGTGTTACTTATGCTTCTACTGGCGGCCTTTTAACAGACTCTTCAGCATTTACTTATGATGGCACTACAGTAACCTCTACAAAGTTTGCTGGGGCATTTAATGGCTCTTTAGGTGCTACTACCCCTTCTACTGGTTCATTTACTACACTAGCTTATTCAAGCACTTTTACAGGTGGTACTGGTGTAGTTAATTTAGGTTCAGGTCAATTTTATAAAGATGCTAGTGGTAATGTGGGCATTGGCACTAGTAGTCCTGGGGCGCAATTAGACCAGTATTTAGCTAGTGGGACAACATATAGATATATACGAAATGGCTCTGTTAGCGTTGTTGAATATGCGTCAACCACAGTAGCAGGTGCTTCTTATGGAACAATTACAAACCATCCGCTAATTATTATTACTAATAATACAGAACGGATTCGTATTGATACAAGTGGAAATGTAGGTATTGGTACTAGTAGTCCTGGTAATAAATTAAATGTGGTTGGCGGTAGAACTGACTTAGCTGCTAACAGCGAAACTTATGCTTTAGGTGTTCGCTATAATTCTGGAACTGGTATTTACTACATTGGGGCAACTAACTCAGCAACCCCTGACATGGTGTTTAGTCAAGTTGGTGGTTCTGAGCGTATGCGTATTACTAATGATGGTAATGTAGGTATTGGCACTACTAGCCCATTCTCTTCTACTGGCTGGAAAGCATTAAGTATTAATGGAACAACTTATGGTTTATTAGAACTTCTTTCAGGAGGAACATCTTATGGACAAATATACTCAGCTACTAATGTATTAACTGTTAATGCAAATGGTGCTTCATCAGTTTTAGCAATGCAAACTAATGGTACAGAGCGTATGCGTATTGACTCTAGTGGGAATGTAGGTATTGGTACAAGCAGTCCTAGCGCTTCTGCAATATTAGATGCACAAAGCACCACAAAAGGTGTTCGTATGCCAAATATGACCACTACACAGAAAAATGCTATTTCAAGCCCTGCGGCTGGATTAATGGTATTTGACACAACTCTTGCAAAACTATGTGTTTATACCGGCTCTGCTTGGCAAACAATTACTTCAGTTTAAGGAATAAAAATGAAATTTACATGGAATGTAGTACAAATGGACAGATTAACTTCTGACGGTTTTGTAATCACAGTACACTACACAGTAAATGCTGTTGATGGTTCTTATAATGCTTCTATTTATGGCACAGTAGGCTACACACAGGGCGAAGGTTCTTATATACCTTACAACCAATTAACTGAAGCTCAAGTCATTGGTTGGGTACAAAACTCACTAGGTAAAGACAAAGTAGAAGCTAATTTGACTGCACAAATTGAAGCACAAAAACACCCAACACAAGAAGCAGGCGTTCCTTGGGCAACTGCATAATTTTTTAACCACGAAAGGAAATGACATGGAAAACATAAAGAAAAACCAAGTTACCATTGACGATGTAGAGTACGCATTTGAGGACATGACACCAGAGCAACAAGCAATGGTTAATCATTTAATTGACCTTGACCGCAAAATTGGTAGCTCACAATTTAACCTTGACCAGCTAAATGTTGGCAAACAAGCATTTTTGTCTATGCTTAAAGAATCACTTGCTAAAGAGGTGGCATAATGAATTTTACTTTTACCTGGATATTAGACAAGTTTGGTTTTCAAGCTAAACCAGCTTTTGACTTTCCTGTTAAGAAAGAACCGGCCGCCAAAAAAGTAGCCAAAAAAACTGTTAAAATAGCAAAAGCGACTACTCGCAAAACTAAAACTAAGTGAGTAATTTATGTCGTTTGAAATTGACCCTGTACGCTATGGACAACTTTGGGAAAAAGTTGACACTTTAACTAATAAAGTAGACAAACTTGAAGCTGGCATGGAAGAATTGTTAGAATTAGCTAACAAAGGCAGGGGCGGTTTTTGGGTTCTCATGGCTATTGTGTCAGCCTTTTCTACCTTTATTGGCTTTATAAGCCATTACATTACAGGCAAATGATTAAAAGTAGGACAATGTGGTTTTCTTTTGCGCTGGTTGTTTTTGGCGCATTAATGGACAATTTACAATATTTGCAATCCGTTATTGACCCTAAATACTATGGCGGCATTATGATATTCATAGGTGTCATCGTAGCGGCTTTACGCTTTGTAACTACACAACCTTTGGAAGATAAATGATTGACTATGCAAAGCTCATTATCTTGGGTGGTATTTTTCTTGTCGGTGCTGGTTTTGGCTGGTATTTCCCCCACCGTGCATTGGTGGAGTATAAGACAAGCGTTGAAGTTGCAGCAAAAGCGCAAGAAGAAAAAGTTAAATCCATTCGGTCACAGCAAGAACTCGTAACTAAGGGTATACAAAATGAATATGAAGCTAAGTTGTCTGCTATTCGTAACTATTACAAGTCTACAAGCGTGTGGAACAACCCCAATTCCAGCAGCGTGTCCAGCATTTCCGCAGCCCCCAACGCAACTGATGTTATTGCCTCCTACAACAAACTTGCTGGACTCTGCGCTGAAACTACAGCCCAAACAATAGCTTTGCAAGAGTGGATTAAAGAACAGGCCGGTATTAAATGACAGGCAATTTTAAAGAGTGCTTAAACTTAGTATTAAAGTCTGAAGGTGGTTGGGTAAATAACCCAAAAGACCCAGGCGGAGAAACAAATTTAGGCGTTACTAAGACAGTTTGGGAAGAATGGGTAGGTCACCCTGTAGAAAGCCTTAAAAAGCTAACTAAAGACGATGTAGCACCTTTATATGAGCAACGATATTGGAGACCTTGTTATGCAGGAGTTTTGCCTAGGGGACTCAACTATATTATGTTTTCAATGGCGGTTAACGCAGGCCCAGGCAGAGCAGTTAAATTGCTTCAATCAGCTATTGGATGTGTACCTGACGGAGTTATTGGCCCAAGAACAAGAGAGCTTATTTCCGCCAGTAATACTGCAACTCTTATCGCTAAATTCTCAGAAGCTAGGCGAGAATATTACCGCTCATTAAAGACTTTTCCTATCTTTGGCAAAGGCTGGCTTGCTAGAGTTGACCGAGAAGAAGCCGAAGCCCTTGAAATGACGAAGAATGGCTAACGCACTCTGGCTACTTTAGCTTTCTTTAATACCGCTTCATATTCTTTTTTAGCTTGGTCATCTAACTTGCGTAGCGGTAATTCTTGATAGTATTTCCATTTGGCTAAGTATTCTGGTTGCTCTGTTGGAGCTATCCATCCAGCTAATTTCCATCTAATCGTAATGTCTGTGCCTACAGGTGTGTAAATGTATTCGTTATCCATTATCTATTCTCCATGTAAATCAACACAATCATTACGATAATTATTGACCAAGCTATCATTCCGCTTAGGGCCATTGCTGATATAAATAAAGTCATTTCTTCCCCTTTTTCTTTTGTTGCTCAATATATTGACGCAGTATAGCCAAAACACCTTCTTCTACAAGTAAAGATAATCCTTCTTTGTCAAAATGCACCACAGCATCTGCTGACCCATCTTTATTTTCTTTAATTACTTGAATTTGAATATTCATTCTTGTGCCTTAATCGTAATAGTTTCTGTTGTGCAATATTGCGAACCAAACTCACCTATGCAATCCCAACAAACATCATATTTTTTGCCACCAACTACAGAAATTGCAAAATTATTAACAATGCCGTGTTTTGAACAAGTAACAACTTTTTTAGTGATTGGCTGTGTTGGTGTATAAAATAATTTAGATAAAAAGTTCATTTTTATTGTGCCTTTCTTAGTAATGCTCTAGCAAATTCTCTAACTTCATCGGGGCTTAAAAATCCCA